GACGGTAGAAGCGGCAGCAGAAGTACAAGCAGCAGCAGCACCAAAGCCAGTTAATTTCATCGCATCACGCAACCCAGTCGTATCACCTGAAACATTTTTGATGCACCAGGTTGCAGCAGCCCGTGGATCAGAAACATCACGTGCATACATCGCAGCGGCAACAGCATCAACAGACAATCCAGGACTGATCCCTACACGCCAACTGCGTGAGGTAGTCAATGGACTTGCAAATGATGTCAGAGCCTCAATCGATAGCATCAGCCAGGGGACACTCCCAGGCGCAGGACTCGTTTTCCAGATTCCAAAAATCACTCAACTGCCAGCAGTGGCAGTCGTCGATGAACTCGATCCAGTAACTCCAACAGTTATGGAATCAGAATTCATTAACGTGGACGTAAAATCGTTCAAGGGTTCACAGGTTATGTCCGTTGAATTAGCAGATCGCAGCGATCCACTATTTTTCACCGAATTGATCTCAAATCTTTCATCACAATATGCACGTGCAACCAACGCGTATAACTCATCACGCATCCTTGCTGGCGCAACAAAGACAGCGACAGGCTACGGAACTGACATCACAGCAGCCGAATTGCTTGCTTGGGTGTCAGCAGGTGCAGTCAGCGTTTATGCAAACACGTTGAAATTCGCTGATGCAATCGTCGTATCACCTGAAATGTGGGGACGCATTATGTCGTTCAACGTTGATGGTCGTCCAATCTACAACGCATTGCAACCACAAAACGCTGCTGGTAATGCTCAGCCACGTTCACTCCGCGGATCAGTCAATGGAATCGATCTTTGGGTTGATACAGCATTGACCGGACTTGGTGATGATTCAATGTACGTCATCAACCGTGATGCATACACTTGGTACGAATCACCACGCCTAGAACTCCGTACAAACATCATTTCAGATGGTTCAATCGGAATCCTTATGTACGGCTATGGGGCCACGGCCACAAAAATTGCGGCCGGAGCATACGCGTTCAACAAGGATTAATCTCCAAAATCAAACATCGGCTAGGTCACTCCCGAACTAGCCGAGCAGACGAAAGGATCGGAAATGCCAAACATTGTCACCGCAGATGAATTGCGTCAGGTGCTTGGCGTTTCCGAATCCCTTTTTTCTGATGCATATCTTGATTCAATTATCGATTCGGCTGATATCACAATCTTGCCGATGCTTACGCAATATCAAAGCGCAGTAGTTTCAACACGCATTGCGGATGACGTTTTATACATCGACACATTGCGTCCAAATTATTTCGTCCAGGGGCAACAGGTCGTCCTCGCTGGAATAGGTAACGGACTCGATGGCCCATATACAGTCAGTGATCATTCCGTCAGACCCTTTCAGGTCACTGCGACAGTAGATGAAGCAGATAGAATTCTCACTCCGGTAATTCCAGCGGGAACGATTACACTCGATGGCGGCTCAGCAGCTGAAATATACGCAAATGTGCCAGCAATAAACAAAGCAATTCTGATCGTTTCAGTAGAGATTTTTCAAAGCATTACAGCGCCAGGTGGACAAATTGAAGGCGTAGATTTTGCACCGACTCCATATCGAATGGGTCGATCATTACAAAATCGTGTCATCGGCTTGATCTCAGCGTTTTACGATGTGGATTCAATATGCCAGTGACGTCATTGCTCGATGTACGTACTGAACTTGCGACTGCACTTGCTGGCGTCGCTGCATCCGTTTATCCTGTAGCACCCGAAGCAGTGATTCCACCTGCTTGCGTAATCATTCCCGATTCACCCTGGCTTGAAAGCACACTTATCAATGGTGCGGTCACAAAAGTCAAAGTCAATTTTGTGGTCACGGCAGCCGTGGCAAATAACAGCAATTCCGGTGCTTTGGATCAACTCGAAGCCCTAATCATCAGCATTTTGGGGGCTATGCCCTCAGGGTACGTCGTCGGTGACGTTCAAAGACCGTCAATAGTTTCAGTCGGTGCATCGAATCTGCTCGTTGCTGATCTCAATGTATCGACTTATTTCACCCAGGAAAACGACTAGGAGCAAAAATGGCAACGACTATCATCACGGGTAGAGACATCACATTCACCATTGATGGTGATAATTTTGATGCTCAGGCTACCTCAGCAACCCTCACCATCGAATCAACAATCAACACATATCAGACACTCGATGGAAAGGCTTATTACACCACTGACACACAGGGAACTTTCGCAGTAGAAATGCTGCAAGATTTCGGTGCAGTCGGATCATTATGCGAAGCGCTTTGGAATGCTGCTGCAAATACACCAAATACAGCATTGCCAGTGTTATTCACCGTTGCTGGAGTGGCTTACGGATTTAGCGTTCAGCCAATATTCCCATCACTTGGTGGAACTGCACCTGACGCATTGACTGCATCACTTTCATTCACTTGCGTGACCACGCCAGCGCTAGATTAATCAAGGGAGATCGGGAGTATGAAAACAGCACTTACAATCGAATATTCGTCCGGTGATGTAGCCACTTATGTGGCTGCACCACCTGAATGGATGAAATGGGAAAATAAGACAGGCAAAACAATTCAACAGGCAAATGAAATCGGCATTAGCGATTTGCTATTCCTTGCATATAACGCAATGAAACGTGAATCAGCTGGAAAGCCAGTCAAGCCATATGAAGTGTGGGTTGAAACAGTTTCGGATGTAACCTTTGGAGATCAAGACCCAAAAGCCATCAGCGAGGCAGTCTTAACCGACTAGTCATTGAACTAGCGATTGCCACGCAAATCCCAATGTCTGAATGGACATCTGCCGAGGATATTTTGACCGCAATGGAAATATTGGAGAAACGAAATGGCTGAGGATGCAATCGCTTATGACAAAGCCGATCTACGCAAAATCGTCAGTGCTTTCAAAGGTATGGACGATCAAGCGATCCAGGAAGCCAAAGGCGTATCAAATGCTTTGGCTGATTATCTCCAGGGCAAAATTAAATCGACGGCTGGATCGTTGCAATCAAGCAATGTCGCCAGTCGAATTGCCGATGGATCAAAGGTCAGTAAATCCAGCAAACTTGGTGAAATTTCATTCGGTTACGTATCGCAGAAGTTTTCGGGTGGTGCAACTACCCGTGATCTTTGGGGTGGATCAGAATTTGGATCAAACAGATTCAAGCAATTCCCAGTGTGGTCAGGTCGAGAAGGTCGCGGATCGCGTGGATGGTTTATTTACCCAACACTGCGAGCCGAACAGCCATATATCATAAACGAATGGGAAAATGCTTTCAGTAGAATTGCGAAGGAGTGGTGATGGCTGGCACTGGTTCAAGAACCCTCAAACTTTCGATCCTTGGTGATATTGACAATCTAAAAAAGAACCTAGATCAAGGTTCACAGGAAGTTTCCACATTTGGCGATAAAGTCGGAAAATTTGGCAAGGTTGCTGGCGCTGCATTTGCTGCCGCTGGAGTAGCCGCCGCCGCTTACGCTGGCAAATTGCTGATCGATGGCGTGAAATCTGCGATCGAGGATGAAGCGGCTCAGGCTAAATTGGCAACCACTTTGGTCAATGTGACCGGTGCAACCAATGCACAAATTGCGGCGGTTGAATCACAAATCTTGAAAACATCATTGCTTACTGGCTTAACCGATGACGAATTGCGTCCGAGTTTTGAAAGGCTAGTCAGAGCCACGAATGACTCAGATGCTGCACTCAAATTGCAATCACTTGCCATCGATGTCGCAGCAGGCAGTGGAAAATCGCTGGAAGCCGTAACAAATGCAATGGCGAAAGCGCAGGAAGGCAACGCCGCATCCCTGGCAAAATTGGGCATCGGATTATCAGCAGCCGAATTCAAAACAATGTCAATGACCGAAATCACCGCTGCATTGGCTGACACATTTGGCGGTCAAGCAGCTGAAAAGGCTGACACATTTGCTGGCAAAATGGATCGGCTTAAAGTCGCGTTCAATGAAGGCAAGGAAACAGTCGGATCATTCGTACTTGATGCAATCACTCCACTGGTCAGCGGTTTCGTTGATAAGGTAATCCCAACGATCCAGGCATTAGCCGAGGAACTTGGTCCAAAACTTACTCCAATTTTCCAGGCATTGACAGCATACATTCGGGATCAGGTTATTCCGACATTTCAAGCCATTTGGGCATTTATTCAAGATTTCGTTATTCCAGCGTTACGCGATTTTTTGACTCCAATCATCAATGGTTTGCGAGCAGCATTTGAAAAGGTCGCTGGCAAGATCAAGGAAAATGAGGAACAACTAGCCCCATTATTAAAGTTATTCAAAGTGATTGCCGAATTTACGCGTGACACACTTGCACCGATTATCGGCAAAATACTTGGTGGGGCATTTAGCGTGATCGGCACTGCAATCGGTGTGGTCATTGATCTATTTGCTGGCTTGGTTGATGTCGTCAATAAGGCTTTCAATGCGATCAAGGCAGTGGTCAATTTTATCAAAAACAATCCAGTCACCCAGGCGATTGGCGGTGCAATCGATTTCGCATTTGGCGGTGGCAAGGCTGCTGGCGGTCCAGTAATGGGTGGCACGTCATACTTGGTCGGTGAACGCGGTGCTGAGATATTTACTCCATCGGGCAATGGCGTCATCACACCAAATAACAAATTAGGTGGCAACACCACAATCAATCTCAATGTCACTGGCGCAATCGATCCCGAAGGTACAGCCCGAAGCATCATCAACGTTTTGAATAATTCATATTATCGAGGCACAAACGGCGCAGCCGCATTGGTGTCCTAATGACGCTTTGGAATCCGATTTGGCGAGTCACCATTAATGGCGTCAATTATGAGAATTACGTACTAGCCAATTTAACCGCGACCAGCGGTCGATCCAACATTTATGAACAAGCCCAGGCAGGTTATTTGAATCTGCAACTTTACAATGTGACCCAATCTCAGGTGAATATCAATATCAACGATTCGGTGGGAATTGCAATCAAAGATTCGTCCGGTATTTATGTGCCGATTTGGGGTGGATCAGTCACCGATCTATCGATCGAAGTGGCATCAGGCGGATCAATAGCAATCAACCAGGTCATATCGATCGTGGCTTTGGGTGCGCTTTCAAGGCTGCCAAAGGCAAACTGGCTTACAAATCTCAATCGTGATTTCGATGGAAATCAAATTCTTGAAGTATTGACCGATTTGCTGATCAATAACTGGTCGGAAGTCCCGTCGGCTTTGACGTGGGGTAATTACACTCCAGCAACCGAAACGTGGGCAAATGCTCAGAATGTCGGACTTGGTGAGATTGACACACCTGGAAACTACGACATCGCGGCTCGATCAGCCAATCCGATCGATGTCTATTCATTGGTTTCGGCAATTGCCACGTCACGACTTGGCTACATTTACGAAAATGCTCAGGGGCAGATTTCATACGCCGATTCGACGCATCGGACGCAATACCTTGCTGCAAATGGATACGTGGACGTTTCAGCTGCTGAGGCACTGGCACAGGGCATCAAGATTCAAACCCGATCAGGCGATGTACGAAATGACGTGACGATCAAATATGGCGCAAATTCCAGCAGCGAAGTATCCGATGAGGATTTGAATTCGATTGCAGTATTTGGTCGATTAGGTCAAATCATCACGACAACATTGCACGATGGTGTTGATGCCACTGACCAGGCTGCATTCTATTTAACGCTGCGAGCATTCCCACAGCCGATGATGCAGTCAATCACCTATGAACTGACAAACCCTGAATTGGACGATGTAGATCGAGATTCATTGATTAATATATTTATGGGATTACCACTGCGCATTTCTGATCTGCCCGACAATATGGCTGCTGGTCAATATGCAGGATTCGTCGAAGGCTGGCAATTCTCAGCAGGGTATAACACGCTTTCAGTGACGGCATTATTGTCGCCATTGGCTTATTCAATCCGTGCGCTGAAGTGGGAAGAAGTCAGCGTGTCGGAAGCCTGGAACACCATCACAAACACACTCACGTGGGAAAATGCGCTAGTCGTAGCATAAGGAGAAAATATGAGCAATCCAACCACCCCATTCAACTGGCAAATGCCGACGAACACAGATTTGGTCACGGATTTACCTGCTGACTTTGAAGTCTTTGGTCAAGCCGTTGCATCATCGATGGCTGATCTACTTGGCGGCACGTCCGGTCAAATTCTTTCAAAGGCTACAAATGCCGATATGGATTTCACCTGGATCAATAACGATCAAGGCGACATCACTGGCGTCACAGCCACATCACCACTTACAGGTGGTGGCACATCAGGTGCAATTACAGTGGGAATCCAGGCATCATCGACCACACAATCAGGTGCGGTTCAACTTACTGATTCAACATCATCAACATCGACAACAACAGCGGCAACACCTAACAGCGTTAAAACTTCTTATGATCTTGCAGCGGCGGCAGTACCAAAATCAACGGTAACTACTAAAGGCGATTTAATTGCTGCCACAGCCAGCGCAACAGTTTCACGATTAGGCGTTGGAACAAATGGTCAAATTTTGACAGCCGATTCGACCCAAGCAACAGGTATTAAATGGGCAACGCCAGCAGCAGCGGCAAGCGGCTTGACTTTGATTTCATCACAAAGTTTCACCGGAGTAACATCAAAAACCATAAATAATTGTTTTTCATCTACTTATGACAATTATGTGATTTATGTGAACATTAACTCTGGAACAGGCATAAATTACAATTACTTAAAATTGCGTGTTAGCGGCACAGATTCATCTGCATCGTATAACTACGTGAGAGTGATCGCCTATGACTCAACGGTAGCAGCAGGAAGCACAGATTCCTCATCAAACGGTTATCAAATTGGCACATCAGCGACTGACAGCGGTGGGGCAACACGAATTGATGTGTACAACCCTGCTTTGGCTCGTGCCACCTATTTTTACAGCGCAGGAAATCGCAAGAATGGCACATCATTGGAATTTGAATCAACCGTCGGAAATCACGATGTAGCAACCGCTTATGACGGTCTCACTTTGACAACTGATGGATCAACCTTTGCAGGAAACATTCGAGTATATGGAGTCCAAAATGCCTAAACCAATGACAAGCGAAACAGACGCATCAACTGGAGAAACAATCATCCGTGAATTGACTGACGATGAAATGGCTCAGCGTGAAGCGGATTTAAAAGAAATAAAACAAAGAGCAGCCGATGAATTAAAACAAAAATCTGATGATGCCAAAGCAAAACAAATCATTTTGGATCGGTTGGGCATCACATCTGATGAAGCGGCGTTATTGCTTAAATGAAATCGCAAAACGGTTGGACAGCATCCAAAGTCAGGGCTGAAATTGGTATCGATTCATTTCCCGTACCTGGAACAAAACTGAAACTGGCGTGTGCCAAAGCGGTTGCGCCATTGCTCGTCGGTTTTGCATCTGAATTCCACAAATTGATCGAGCCGATCGATGAAGGAACTTTGGACGATTGGGGTTACGCGTACCGCGATGTACGTGGATCAACCACAACTCTCAGCAATCATTCCAGTGGAACAGCCATTGATCTAAATGCCACACAGCATCCATTGGGCAAGGTGGGAACATTCCCAATCGAGAAAGTACCGATGATCCGTGCGCTGGCAAAGAAATATGGTTGTATTTGGGGTGGTGATTTTCGATCCCGTAAGGATGAAATGCACTTTGAAATTGCTTTGACGCCAGCGAAAGCCGCTGCGTTGATCGAGAAGTTAGGGCAAACAAAATGAATCAATGGAAAGCACTTGGCGCATCTTGGTTGCGTTCATTTATTGCTGCTGGATTAGCCGTGTTTATGGCTGGAGTTTCTGATCCAAAAGCCATTTTGATGGCTGGCGCATCAGCAGTCGTACCGGTCATTTTGCGATATTTGAATCCTAAGGATTCGGATTTTGGCGTCAATGCCAAATGACCGAAGCAATCACAGCGATCGGACTGATCGCCGCTGCCACCA